AACGCGCTCGGGAGGTCCCTTAATATCTGGGTCTGAATCCCCTCGGGCGTCCCGCCTGCGCAGTGTTCCGGGGAGGGGGCCCCGGTGGGGTCGGTGGGTGTCGTGCCGGTTGGGGCGGGTGCTCCGGGGCGCAAGCTGGGGAGTCCTGCGGGGGCTCCGGGGGCTCTGCCGATTGTCTCGGCTGCGTCCGGGGCGGGCTCGGGGATGTGGTCCGGGTCGGGGAGTCCGTCCGGGGGCGTGGGGGCGTGGGGTGGTTGGTAGGTGATGGCCTCCAGTTTGAACCGGTGGCAGAACTCAAGCGCTCGGGCTAGGGCGTGGGCGCTGTTGGGTGTCTGCGCGCCGTCTGTCGTCCGGGCGTAGTGGTCCCGGACCCATTGCAAGTCCTCGCTTGTGCCAAGCCAAGCGCTCCACCGTTTGCCTTCGTGGTATACCAGCGAGTAAAAAAGGGCGGCGGGGTCTTTGGTTTGTTCCGGGGGCGGGGCTAGGTGCTGGGACCAGTCCCATGGGGTCCCGGTGGCGGCGGCCGTTAATGCCTCAATCCGGGCGTCTTCGTGTAGGTTCCAAACGCTGAACGGGATGTTTGCCCGGCGCATTAACGGGAGGAGCGTTTCCTTGTAGTCTGGCAGCGTGTGCGCAACATGGGCGCACTCATGGCGCAACAACGCGCGGCCGGCGGCTAATCTGCGGGTTTTTTGGCTCTGGGCTTTCCCGGGGGGCATGGCGGACGGATACCGGGGGCTAATGCTGACGGTGTGCCATGTCTGGCCTTTTGCGTTACGCTCGGCCGTCCAGCAAGCTGTCGGGACGGCCTCCGGGGCGGTTTGTAGCGTCCGGAACTTGTGCCCCTGTCCAGAGCGGCGGGGGATGGCGTAGGCGCGAAGCGCTCCGGGTTTGGATTTGTACCAGCGGGCGAGGCTGGCAATCTCGGCCGGGGTGAGTTCCGGGGCGGTGGGTGTGGGTGTGGGTGTGCTCATGGTCGTTTTTTTTGGGGTGTGCGGTTTAGACAAAGGCCTTTTTGAGCAAGGCAACGGCGGAAGCTGCGGCGGCGGCTGACTGGGGGAGGGTGTCGCCAAGGTCACCGTCCCAACTTGTGAGGGCGTCCGGGAGGCTCTGGGCTAGGTAGTCCAGCACGGCCGGCGCGGTGGCGGCGCTGGCGTGCCTGCAAGCGCGCTCAAGAAGTCGGATGTCGGCCGGGTATTGGAGGGACCCGGCTTTGACGGCCTCGCGGGTGGTGGCCATTACAACTGCAAAGCAGGTCGCAAGCTTGGCGGCGGTGGCGGCTCCATCGTCCCGGATGCCGTGGGCGTCCATTACGGCTGCGGCTACGGTCTCGAGGGTGCGGGTTTCAAACGGTATCCGCACCTTGTGCAGACGGGACCAAAAAGCCTCCGGGGGTGGGATCATTCCAAGATTCCCGGCGGTGATGATGTGGAGGCGGTCCATGGGCGCGCTTAAAATCTCGAGCGTGCCATCCGGGAGGGCGCGCTTTGTGCGCCATGTGTAGGTTCCGGCGCGCGGCGCAAGGAAAGTCAGCAAAGCCTCCTGTGCTCTGGGGGAGAGTCGGAAAATCTCGTCCAGAAACAGAAGTACGGTCTCACCTGCGGCGGCGGCCCGGAGGGCTTGGGACAAGACGCCATCAGTCACAATAAAACCGCCTCGGCCGTCCGGGGTCACGGTCCCGGAGAGCGTCGAAAGCTCGTCCATGTCGTCGGAGCACCCGTGCTCTAAAAACCTGTCATAAGTGCGGCCTAGGGCGCGGACGGCGTGCGATTTCCCGAAACTGGGCGGGGAGATAAGGCAAGCAACGGTCCCGCCGTTGTCTGTCCCGGCGGTGTACAGCGGGGCAATCCGGGCAAGGATTGGGCTTGTCCCGGTGGTGGCGGTCGCCACGGCTACGCGCGCCACGGTGGCGGGGGCTGCTCCTGTTAGGGCGTGCTCTATTGCGTCCAAGCGGGCAACCAGAGCGGCGGCGGGAGCGGAAGCGGAAGCGGCACGGCTGGCAATGTCGATTGCATCGGCTGCGGCGGTCTCGGCTCTGGCTGCGCGCGCTTCGGCGTCCCGGGCGGCATCGGCTGCGGCCGCTCCTGCTCCTCTGGCTGCGCTGGCCTCGGTGCTAGCGGCCTGTGCGGCGCGGATTGCATCGGTGACGCTGCTAACGCTGGCAGCGGTGGCGTGGACCTCCTCGATCCGGTCGGCTAGGGCTGCCAAGTCTGCGGCAATCGTGGCGGGCACGGCGGCGGGGGCTGGTGCCGGGGCTGCGGTAGCGGTGGCAATCAGAGCGGCCATTTGGGCGAGTAGGTCACCGGGCGCGGGGGCTGCGGTCGGTGCGGGCGTTGGTGCGGGCGTTCCGGTGGGGCGTGTCTCGGGGTGTTGGATCCATCGGGTGAGCGTGGCGAGGTCGGCGCTGGCAATTTGCGCATAGCTCATCCCGTCATTGGTTAGGTATCTGCGGGCCTCGAGGCGGTTTGCGCTTGTGACTGGGAGCGTGGGGGTTGCGTTCGTGTTCATGTGGTTTCTGTCTCTGTTTTTGGTTTTGGTTTACCGTCACCGGAGCGGTGGCGGGGTCTGTTGTCTACCTCGTTTCGGGGTGTGTCGCAAGCGTGGGTTTTACTCTGTTGCGCTTCTGTTGGCGGGGGTGCGGCTTGGGGCTTCATGCTTTCGCTTCATTATGGGGCGGGAAGGCGTTTTTTGCCTTCGCAAATCGTTGGTGCTGTGCGGTTTGCGGGGCTTGTCGTTAAAAGGCTCGGGAAGGGCTGTCTGTGGCTGTCTGCGGGTGAATACAGCGGGCGGAAGGGGAGGGCATCGGAAGGTGCCTTCTTGCCTCATTACGGGGTGTTTTTGTGTTCGGGTCGCTTCATTCTGAGGGGTTCCCGGGGGCGTTAGGCTTTGGGAATGGCATTAACTGAGAAACAAGCGGCCTTTGTGGAGGGTGTGGTTGCGCGCGGCCTGTCAGCGGCGGAAGCGGCAAGGCAAGCGGGGTTTGTGTGCGAGTCGGAAGGGTGGCGGCTAACTAGGCTGCCGGCAATCCAAGCGGAGATTGCAAAGGCGCGCGCTGCGCTCATCGCTGGGGACGGGGCGCGCTTGGCATGGCGGACCATGTCCCGGCTCATGGAAGATTCAGCGACTCCTCCGGCGGTCCAGTTCAGCGCGGCGCGCTGGGTTCTCGAGGCATCGGGTCAAGGTTTGGCGGCGCGCATAGCGGAACGGGTGGGAGAACCGGAAAAGGCGTTGGCTGAAATGTCCCTCGGGGAGTTGGAGGCGTTTATTGCTCGGGGGCGGGATGCCTTGAATGGTCTGCGGTCTGCGGCGGTGTCTGCGGTCCCTGTTACGGTGGAGGCGGTTCCGGTTCCGGCGCTGGCGTCCAAGGCGGACGCGAGCGGGGCGGATTAGGTGCAAGGCGGGCAAGGGCGGGCGGATTCAAGGGGGAAAAGGGGGCGGATTCGGTAGGTTTACAGAGTAAATGCAAGGCAAGATGCGGGTGCGGCATGTGCAAGGTGCGACCCCGGCACCCGCCCCCGGTGGGGGGACTTTGGACAAGGGCCGCCCCCCTCGCCAAAATTAGTTGACAGCAAAAACAACCCACCCCATCTTGACGCGCACCATGAGCACCCTCTTCGACATCGGCTTCACCGGCTTCGCCGGTGCAGGAAAGAACGCGGCCTCAGACGCCATCTACAAGTCCGATGTGCGCTACGCGCGCCGCGCGTTCGCGGACACCATCAAGGAGGTAGCCAAAAGCCTCGGCTGGAACGGACAGAAAGACCTCAAGGGCCGCCGCCTACTGCAAGACATCGGCATGGCCGGCAGAGCCTACGACCCGGACCTGTGGGTGAAGGTGATCGAGCGCAAGCTGCCGCCAGACACGCCGGCCTTCCCGATCATCTGGACCGATGTGCGTTTTGGTAACGAAGCAGATTTCATTACCAAAAGGGGCGGCATCATTATCAACATCGTGCGGCCATCGTATCCACACAGCGACCACATCTCCGAAACAAGCCACCTCGACATCCGGCACGACTATACCGTGACAAACGACAGCACGCTCAAGGCGCTGCATGAGAATGTGTTGGCAGTGGTGAAGATCGAAACAAAGAAGCGTTTCGAGGAGGCCTTGCAAAAATCGCTAAAGCCGTAAGCGCGGCAAGCCGATAACGCTTTGTGTCGGCAATCACGCCCGCACATAAACACCACATAAGCACCACATAAAATGAGCAGACTAAACCACGAAAGCGTCAACAACTGCCGCGAAGCACTCAAGAATATCTGCAACGAACACGGCGGCGATGTTGCTTGCTTGCTCCTGAAAGTCGGCAGCGACTTTCACATCATCGGCCACGGACAAAACGCTCCGTCGCTGATCTTTGGCGCGGCCTCCCATGTAGCCAAGGAGATCCACCAAGGTCTTGCCGGAGCACTCCGAGAAGAAACAGAAACACCAGACTCCGCAGACTCCAACGCCGTCATCTCTCACGAATAAACACCATGGAAACCAAAGAACCCCGCAAGCGCATCCGCGCCCCCAAGCCCGTATCCGTGTTGACTGTTCTCGGCCCGATCGCCGTAGACACGCTCAACTCGCTCGTCCGATCCCTGCCAAGGGGCACCATGATTACGCAAACCACTACCGTGGAGATCGACGGCAAGCCCCGCGCTGTGTTCGACTTCATTGCACCGGCAGTTGATCGGAGCGGCCCTTCAGGAGGCCCCGGGCACCTTCCGCCCGCGCCGGCGTACATCACTTCAGGCCAAGCCACCGCAAGCGGCAACTCCGGAGGAATCTCACCGCAATGAGCACTGTGAGCACACTGGCCCTTGAAGCCCTCAAGGAACTCCGAACAATGCTTCATCTGAGAAGTCACACGGCTGGCGTTGCCATCACCGAGGAGGTCATTTCTCAGATCGAGGCGGCAAATTCGGAGCCCAAGCCATTCACGCTCAACGAAACCCAGCGCAAAGACATGCTCTGGGCGGCGTTGCCGCTTATGCGTTGGATTGGCGAGAACTGTCACCCGCATTGCACTGTGATTGTGGATAGTGAACGCGCTGAGCTTGTAGAGGGCGTTGCTACCGCCAGAAACGACCAAGCAACAACATGAGCGACATAGATATTGCCACAGACAACACGCGGCCGGGGCCCAGCGCATCAGATTTGGTGATTGAGAATCTGCGTGCGGTCATAAGCCAGCTCACCTGCCCGAGCGACGACACCCGGGTTGCCATGATCGAGCAGGCCATTGATGAAATTGCGTTTCTTGAGGCCAAGACTAGAAGGCTTCGGCTCGCCTTGGATGAAGCAAACCAACGCACCAACTACGCGATGGCAAACTTTGGGCGCTTCAAAAGCGACATCCGCACCAAGGCGGCAATCGCCGCAATGCAAGGACTACTGGCCAACCCAGACGAATCGAGCGGCTCAATGATTGCACAGGGAGCCGTATGGCACGCTGACAAGCTTGTCGCCGAACTCGAAAAGGAGGTGCAGGGGTGAGTGATATTCACATCTCCAAGCTAACGGCGCATTTAACCGGACCAACCAAAAAAGCCGCACTGAAATACTGCGAACTTTACAAGTGCTCGACCGTCAGGGAGCTGTATGCCGCATTGCAGTCTGCGCGCCGCCCAGCAGGGATCGGCAAGCCGACAAGGCAGCGCTTAATTACTGCCGTGTGGGGTGAATTGGTTCTTGCTGCCATTTGGGGCGGCGACTGGGCCAAGCAGCACGCACTTGCTGTGGTTGCCTCGATTCCGGAAAGTGAGGTGCAGGCATGAGCGTCCGGCTCATCTCGTTTACCCAGCCCGGCCCCGAGCTGGTGAAGTATGGCATCCGCACGGCCCAAGACCTGATCGTCTACGCGGCCCGCGTGTCCAACCCAAGCAATCAGCTCAACACGGCCACCGGCCCCAAGCTCCTGCGGTACTGCATGGAGCACGGGCATTGGTCGATCTTCGAGCAAGCCAGCATGGGCGTGGAGATCACCACCTCCCGCGCCATCAGCGCGCAGATCCTGCGCCATCGCAGCTTCCACTTCCAAGAGTTCTCGCAGAGGTATGCCTCTGTGCCGGCTTTTGAGCCAGTGGAGCTGCGCTGGCAGGCCAAGACGAACCGGCAATCCAGCTCCAGTCACTGCGATAGCCCGGAGTTGCAGTTGCTGGTCAACCGGCAAATCGAGTCCGCCGAGCAGACCTATCAGGACCTGCTTGACGCCGGCGTGGCCCGCGAGTGTGCGCGCATGGTTTTGCCAATGTGCTCGCAGACAGTTGTTTACATGACCGGCACGGTCCGGGACTGGATTCACTATCTGCGCCTGCGTTCAAAAGAGGACACCCAGCTCGAACACCGGCGCGTTGCGTTTGAGATTTGCTGCATATTTCGGGACATTTTTCCGGACATCGCGGAGGCCATGACATCGCATGAGTAGCTCAACGCGAACGGATTGGAGATCCGACTATGTGGTGACAGCGGATTTCATCCCGTTCAGAAAATGGAAAGTGCGCGCAGAAGGAGAAGCGGCGGCCCGTATCGAGGTCGGCCAGAAGATCGGCGTGGACATCGAGCTGCTTTGCGCCAGCTTGGATGACTCGCCGCAACAAGGAGACAAATGATTCACATTGATGAGCTTAACGGCGCTCCAGAGCCGGAAAGAAAGAGGCCCAAAAAGCCCCAGATCACAGAGCAAGAAATAGAGCAAATTGCCAGCGCCTGCGATGTGCTTGTGCGGCACCTTGTGTCTGTTCAGTACCCTCAGGTCATATTTGTGGTCAACGAGGGCGCGGCAAGGGCGCGTATCGTCGTCGATTTGCTTGACGATGAGGACGACGACTGAGAAAAAAGAAGCTCAACCTAAACCAAAAAGCGTCGGTAGGAACGGGCCGCCATCCATGAGTGTGGATGGCGGTTTTTCCTTGCCGGGATTACAAGTCCAAATCAATCTGGGGTTCACGCGACACCTGCGACTTCACGGATCATGCCGAGGTAAAAGTGGTGAGAGTACCGGTCAGCCAACCGAGAAGCGACACCTGCCCCGTCCTTTGGGATGTTGGATAAGCAAGTGGTGTGACAGCCCGGAGAGTCACGGGCGCAATTTTAATCGCGGGGTGGAGCAGTGACAGCTCGCTTGGCTCATAACCAAGAGGTCGCAGGTTTGACTCCTGCCCCCGCTACCATTTGCCGGAATAGCTCAGTGGTAGAGCAGGGTTTTTGTAAGGCTCAGGTCGTCAGTTCAATCCTGACTTCCGGCTCCATATTCGTGATGTCGCCTAGCGGCCATGGCGCTTGCCTTGGGAGCAAGTCATCGCAGGTTCGAGTCCTGCCATCACGACCATGATGCGAATTGTGGTGTGTGTGAGCCGCCGTCTGTGTGGTAGCAGGCGGCGGCTTCCGGACTGAATGACTTGACGCAACACACAGACAGCAATCAATATGCTCGCATGAGTGCTGTCCCGTCAGACCTGCAACGAATCACATCTTTTGTGGCCAATGCCATCGCCGGTCAGTCGTATGACCCGACGGACCTCGATGCAGAGTTCAACCAGATCATCGCAAAGATCAATGAGCTGATCGACCGGGCGCTTGAGATTCAGCGAGACGACGGCGCGATCAAAAACGGAGTTGTAACGACCGACTCACTGGACACTACGGTCAAAAACTCCGTCTCCCAGATGCCGGGGGCGATTGCAAATGCCAACACTGCGCTTGCGAACAGCCAGCAAGCCATAAGCACAGCAAGCTCGGCGCAATTGCAGGCATCGCTTGCTGTGACAGATGCCTCCGCAGCGAGGTCTCAGTCGCTTAACTCAGTCGGAATCGCAAATATCGCCAGAGACACCGCAAACACGGCGGCCTCTCAGGTGGCCACAGCAGTGGCTGCCGCAAACGCCGCAACCACCACCGCAAACGCCGCATCGGCCTCTGCGTCCACGGCAAACACAACCGCCGGCAATGCCGTAACCACCGCAAACGCCACAACAGCCGTGGCGGCTAATGCTGTCACCAAGGCCGACAGCGCGATTGCTACGGCAAACTCTGCTTCTGCAACAGCGTCTCAGGCCAACACTCGTTCGATCAATGCGGCGGCAGACGCTGCCACTGCGGTATCGAACTCTTCTTCTGCCGTAACCACAGCAAACTCAGCTTTGCTGTCTGCGCAGAACGCCGTCAGCACCGCAAACAACGCAGCAACCACTGCGAACGCCATCTCTGGAACCGCCAATAGCGCGCTTTCAACTGCCAATGCGGCAAACAACGCTGCCGTGTCTGCAAACACAACGGCTAATGCTGCAAACACAGCCGCAGCGGCTGCGCAGACAACAGCCAACACTGGCGTCACAAAAGCAAACACTGCCCAAGCCAAAGCCGACTCCGCTTTCACAAACGCGGCCACAGCGCAGGCCAGAGCCGATCTTGCGGTCACAAATGCAGCGACTGCCCAAACAAGGGCCGATCTTGGTGTGACAAACGCCGCTGCCGCGCAGACAACTGCAAACACTGCTGTGTCAAACGCAGCCACTGCGCTTGCCGCCGCGCAGGCGGCGCAGGCCGCAGCGGACGCAAGCCCTGACTTTGGAACCTACTAGCCATGTACCGAAACGGACAAGCAAACCAGCAGACACAGCCACAGCCACAGCGGCCTAATGGCATGTATGGAAATCAAGGCCAGCAAGCTCAGCAGCAGTCGCAACGCGGCAATGGAATGTACGGAAGGCCGGCGATTGCCCAGCAAGTAGCAGAGGCGCTGCCACCTCCCGCTGTTGGCGGCCAAGGAGCCCAACCGGTATCGCAGGCACAGGGCACGGGTCCATTGACGCCTGTCGCAAGTGGAATTGGTCAGCCAATTCAGGCTCCAGAAGGGGTTGCTCCAGTGGGGGTGATGCAGCCGTTGCTTGCTCCGCCAACCTTGCCAGCACCAAGCGTCCTTAATGGCATCCCTGCGGCGGGTCCGTCTGCGGGTCCATTTGCAGCAGGAGCGTTTGCGCCACAAGATTTGCCGTCACAGCAGATTAGCGGGCCAAGGTCGTCTAAAACGGTCAGATGACAGCCGAGCAAAAAAAGGTAGCCCAAGCTCAGGCAACCGTTGAGGCCCAGATAAAGGCTCAAGAGCAGTTGCTGTCTGCGGCAGAGCGAATGATTCGCGCCCGCAAGGCGCAGGCGTCACTTTTGGAGTTTACGCACATGATGATGCCTCGTCCGGATGACCCGGACAACCCGGCTCTGAGTCTCTATGAGCCGGCAAAGCATCATCGAATCCTTGCGGCTGCGCTTGAAGCAATCCAGAAGGGCGAAATGCTTCGGCTTATCATCACGATGCCTCCGCGCCATGGAAAGACAGAGCTGGCTTCCAAGAAGTTCATCCCTTGGTTTATTGGCAAGAACCCGCAGAACTCGGTGATTTTTGCGACATACAACCAAGAATACGCCGAGGACATTGGGCGCAGCGTGCGAAACACGATGCGCTCTCCGATCTACCGGCAAATCTTCCCCGGGGCAACACTCCGAAAGGGCTCTGCTGCCGCCGATCGCATTGAAACAGACCACAGCGGCCTTATGGTGTTTGTTGGTCAGGGCGGGGCCCTGACGGGTCGCGGCGCGCACTGTCTGTTGATTGACGACCCCGTGAAAGGGACCGAAGATGCGGCCTCAAAGGCGGCCCGAGATAGGCTCTGGGATTGGTTCACCCGGGTGGCATACACCCGTCTCATGGACTCCGGTTGCTCCGTGGTGATTATTATGACCCGGTGGCACGAAGATGACATCATCGGAAGGCTCACGGACCCTAAAAATGAGCACTACAAAGTCGATGAGGCAAAGCAATGGAAAATTCTATCCCTGCCGGCAATTGCGGGATCGGGCGACCCGATGGGAAGAGAGCCCGGAGAGGCTCTTTGGCCCGAGCGTTTCCCCATTCCTTATTTACGGAATGTGCGCAATTTGGATCCTCGCGGTTTTTCTGCGCTCTTTCAGGGCAACCCTACTCCGGATGACGGGGACTTCTTCAAAAAGGAGTGGTTAAAAACCTACAAGCCGGACGAGCTTCCCAAAAACCTCCGAATCTATGTGGCAAGTGACCACGCTGTCTCTACGGCGCAAAACCGAGACGCCACGGTGATGATTCCGGTAGGCGTGGACGAAAATAATGTGATTTGGGTGCTTCCGGATGTCTGGTGGAGGCGCGCAAACACAGACGATGTGGTGGACGCCATGCTTGACCTTATGAAACGCCGCCGGCCGCTGCTGTGGTTTGCGGAAAAAGGGCACATCACCAAGTCGATCGGGCCGTTTTTGCGGAAACGCATGATCGAAGAGGAGATTTTCTGCGCCATTCAGGAAGTCACGCCGGCCAAAGACAAACAGACGCGCGCCCAGTCGATTCAGGGCCGCATGAGCATGGGTCGCGTGCGATTTCCGGCGTTTGCGCCTTGGTGGTCAGAGGCGCAGGATGAGATGTTGAAGTTTCCAAACGCCAGACACGATGACTTTGTGGATACTTTGGCTTGGATAGGCCTCGGGCTTTCAATGCAGGTAGCCGCCACTGCTATTGTGGCAAAAAAAGCAGAGCAACCAAGGACGGGAACCCTTGAGTGGGTTAAAATGGCCAGCAAATATGAATCTGACCAAAAGAGGCTTGCTCACGCAGAGGGATATTAACCAAAAGTAACCATGGGACACATTTTTCAGGGGCAAGAACCAAACTCGGGTCCGGGAGAAGGGATTTCACCTACGCAAGGAGCGCTTTCTGGTTTTCAAATGCCAGAAGAAAGGAATGAAGCTCCACAGGAAAAGTTTTCTGAAAATGAGGGAAAGAGCGGCATTATTAACCGCGAGACGCCAGACCCGGAGCCAAGTCGTCGAGCACTTGTAAAGCGCTGGACATCCCTTGTCACTGCGGCAAAAGAGCACTGGAAGCAGGACTTTAAGCGGATGCGATCAAACATGGATTTTGTCCATGGGAACCAGTGGTCAAATGACAACGAATCCAAAGACAAGTATGTTGCAAACATTGTGCAAAGGCATTTGCAGCAAAAGGTTGCAGCCTTGTACGCAAAAAACCCAAAAGCCGTTTGCAAGCGTCGTAGGACTTTGGATTTTGCTGTCTGGGATGAAAGTATGCAGTCCCTCATGTCTGCGATGCAGTCTCTTCAGGGCGCTACCGTTGGCTTGGTTGATCCCTCGATCGGGATGCAATCTCAGCTAATGCTGCAAGATGCGCAGCAGGGCTTTCAGCGGCGAGCGATGCTAGACAAGATCGCCAAAACAATGGAAATCCTTTTCCATTATTACACGCATCAACAGGAGCCCGGTTTTAAGCTTCAAGTGAAGCAAATGATCCGCAGGGCCTGCACCTGCTCTGTGGCTTATGTGAAAGTCGGGTTCCAGCGAATCCTCCAGAAGCGGCCTGAAGATGTCGAAAAGATCACCGATGTCACTCAGCGAATTGCAATGCTGAAGCGGGTGTCAGCAGACAAGATTGACGACAAAATAACGCCAGACGACCCCGAGGTTGAGCAGTTGCGAATCATTTTGGAGGAGCTGCGAGCCAAGCCTGACCAAATCCTCAAAGAGGGGCTTATTTTTGATTTTCCAGCATCCACTTCAATTATTGTGGATCCCCGCTGTCGCAACATTCGCACCTTCATTGGTGCGCAGTGGATAGCTCAGGAGTTCATTCTGTCCAAGGAGGACATGAAGGAGATTTACCATGTGGACATTGGCAAGAACCACACCGCCTATCGTCCGGACGCGCCGGCGGAAAACCCTCTGGAGCGCCAAAAGGAGCCCGGGGACAAGGATATGTGTGTTGTCTGGGAGATTTACTCCAAAACAGACGGGATGCTCTACAAGGTCTGCGACGGCTATCCTGACTTCTTGGAGGAGCCAAGCGCCCCAGATGTGCAGCTTGAACGGTTCTGGCCGTTCTTTGCGCTCACATTCAATGACATTGAAAACGAGCGCAAAATCTTTCCGCCTTCGGATGTGGAGCTTCTTGCGCCAATGCAAAAGGAGTTCAACCGCTCCCGGCAAGCCCTGCGCGAGCACCGCATTGCAAACCGGCCCGTGTACGCTGTGCCAAACGGGATGCTCGACGAGGAGGATGTCCAGAAGCTCCAGACGCGCCCAAACAACGCCGTGGTGGTGCTGAACGCGCTTCAGCCCGGCCAGAGCGTTGCAGAGGTGATTCAGGCTGTGAAGCCGGCACCGATCGACCCAGCCCTGTACGAAACCAACGGCATCTTTGATGATGTGCTCAAGACAGTTGGCGGGCAGGAGGCAAACATGGGCGGCACAAACAGCGCAACCGCAACGCAGTCCTCGATTGCCGAGTCGAGCCGGTCGGCCGCCATTGCGTCGAACATTGATGACCTTGACGACCTGCTTTGCGAAATGGCCCGCGCCTGTGGTCAAATCATGTTGGCAAACCTGAACGAGGAAACTGTCAAAAAGATTGTCGGCCCCGGCGCTGCGTGGCCCGTGATGTCTGCGCAGGAAATTGCTGATGAGCTGGTGCTTGAAATTGAGGCCGGCTCGTCTGGCAGGCCAAACAAAGCGGCAGAAGTTGCAAACTTCCAGCAGCTCGCGCCGATTATGATGCAGATTCCGGGCCTTGATCCAAATTGGCTCCTGAAACAGGCAATCATGCGCATGGATGACAACTTGGATGTCACCGATGCGCTTGCGGGAGGGCTTCAGTCAATTGTTGCCATGAACGCTCAAAAGCAAATGGCAGTGTCTGCCGATCCGTCTGCGGATCCTAACGCCCAAGGCGCTGAGGGGGCGCAAAATTCGCAGCCAAGGCAGCCCGGCGCAGCCCCATTGCCGGGGCCATCGCAAACAGTGGGAGGTGCAGCGCCAATGCAAAATTCCGCCTCAAATATGGCGTGAGCCTCTTGATTTTCCGTACAACAAGCATAAAACAAAAATATGACGCTAAAAAATGAGGGCGCTTCGTCGGCACCCGAAACAACGCCACAGGTAAGTTCAGAGCCGCCTCTTCCAACTCCGGTTGGGTTTGGTGACACTGTGCCACTTGAGCAGGTAGACGCTACGCCGGCCTCGTCTCCGGCAATCGAGAAGCAGGACGCTAAAGAACCCGAGGATTTGTTGTCTGCGGTACGCAACGCCGTAGAGCCCAACTCCGGAGGGGCCGGATCAGCGTCCGGTTCGGCAAGTGAAGTGTCTGAGGGATCAGCCTCGGCAACAGACAAGGGCACCGGAGACGGTTCTGCCGTGTCTGCTGAAGAGGATGACTCAAAGCTGCCGTTTCACAATCATCCGCGTTGGAAGCAGGTCATTCAGGAGCGCGACACCTACAAAGGGGCCGCAACGCAACTGAACGAAGTGCTTCATTTCATGGCCCAGAACAACCTTTCGGCTCAGGAAGTTGAAAGGGGAATGGAGATCATGGCGCTGATGAAGAATAATCCGCTGGCCGCCCTTGAGGCGCTGCGCCCCCATTACGATGGGTTGCGGCAGTTTGCTGGAGAGGCGTTGCCAGAGGATATTTCCAAGAAAGTCCAAGAGGGCTTTATTGACAGACAGACGGCGGTAGAACTGGCTAAACACAGAAACCAAGCGGCGTTTCTGGCTCAACAGCAGCAGGCGCAACAAGCCCAGCAAGGTCAATACCTTCAGGCCCAGCAGCAGCGCCAACATATTGAGTCAATTGCGTCCACGGTGAACTCATGGGAGGCCGGAATTAAGTCACGGGACCCAGATTACCAACACAAGTCAGCGCTAGTTGGAGATCGCGTGCGGGTGCTGCTTACGCAGTACCAACCTCGCAATCCGCAAGAAGCAGTTGCGCTTGCGGAAAAGGCGTATGCAGATGTGAACGCCTCCCTTGGGAGCCTTTCGCCTCGCAGACAGCCAATGCGGTCGATTGCAAGCTCTGCCTCGTCAGCATCAAACGCCACCCGCGCCCCAAGGTCGCTTCTTGAAGCGGCCCAAATGGCATTGGGTGGATAACTCAGTAAAATCGCAATAGTATGGCATTTACAGCTACAGAAATCACAAACATTGCGAACGCTGCTCTCGACTTCTACATCAAGGGCCCAGCGTTTGCGCAAACCATCCAGTCCCGTCCTCTGCTCGACCACTACATGCGTCGGCAAAAGACATTCCCCGGCGGCAAAGGCTCGATCGACCTTCCTGTGAAGGGCGATTACACCACTGCCATTTCTGGCTATACCCACAACGACACTGTGGCGTATGCCAACCCGGCAAACCTGAAGCGCGTCAACTTTCCTTGGAAGGAAATTCACGCCGGCATCACTGTCACGCTGTCTGAGTTGAAGCGTGATGGCATTACGGTCGTGGACTCCCTGAACGGAGCCAAGACGACCGAGCACAGCAACATCGAAATGACCCGTCTGGTCGGCCTCCTTGAGGACAAGCTGGACGACATGGCGGAAGGCTGGGCTCGTACCTTCAACAACATGCTGTGGCGCGACGGCACGCAGGACGCAAAGCTCATTCAGGGCATCACTGCGTTCATTGCTGACGATCCCACCACCGGCACGCTTGGCGGCCTCTCGCGCGCCACTACGGTGGACAACAAGGGCTTCTACTACTGGCGCAACCGTGCGGCCGTTGGTGCAAACACCATCACGCATAGCCCAAGCGGCCAGACGCTCACGAAGTTCTTGCGCAAGGAGGTTCGTCAGCTCACCCGTTACGGCGGCAAGCCCACGATCATCCTGTGTGGCTCGAAGTTCATTGAGGCCTTGGAAGCTGAAGTCCATGAAAAAGGGTACTACACCCTTGAGGGCTTCAAGTCTGAGGGCAAGACGGACATTGGCATGGCAAAGATCAGCTTGCGCGGTCTTGGCACATTTGAGTACGACCCCACCCTTGATGACCTTCAGGCCATCACGGGCAGCGCGGTGGATTACTCCAAGCGCTGCTACATGATCGACTCTGATGCCATCTCGCTGTACTGCATGGAAGGCGAAGATCGTAAGACGCACACCCCTGCGCGTCCATACGACCAGTACACCCTCTATCGCGCGATGACATGGACCGGCGGCACTGTCGCTCGTCAGCTCAACAGCTCGGGCGTGTATGCAGTTGCCTAAGCAGGCTTCCTGTTAGTAAAACGCGGGGCGACCTCATTCCGGGGTCGCCCCGTTTTGTTGAATCAACCAAAAAACCAAATATGCAATTCTGCAAAGTCGAAATCAAAATCAACGGAGACATGACCAACACGGTCGTGAAGGACAATGTAAGCGTTCCTGAGATCGTGCTGCTTCGAGCAATTCATGGAGCCGTTGATGCCGTTACAGTCCTTGAGCTTGCTGACGACATTGAGACATCAAGCCGTACAGAGCTTGAGCGCCTGAATGTCGTCTATTCAACCGCCACCAACAGCAAGGCAGAGCCTTGGGTGTCGATTGTTTTCCCCGGAATGGGGGTTGTCTTGCCGCAGACCCTGAGCGATATTGGAGACTCGTTTGTGCCTCCAGTGGAAACGCCAGCAAAAGGACGCAAGCGCAAGCAGGTAGAGCCAGAGCCTGAACCAACCGAGTCCGAGTAAAGATGAAAAAGGCCACATTGTTGGAGATTGTCAGAGACATCCGCCTTGAGGTGGGCGCGAGCCCGAACATTGCTCAGGGTGTCTCAATGCTTCCTTCTATTGAGTATCTCGCCAGAAGGAATCAGGAGATCATCTACAACATGTTCAATTGGCCGCATCTTTTGATTGATTCGGATGAAACCCTTGTCCCCGGCCAGCGTTACTACTCTTTTGACAAAAGGCTGAACCGGGACAGGGTTGTTGGGACTTGGGTAAAATGGTCAAACTCGTTCACGCCTGTGAAGTTTGGGTTCAACACGACCATCTACAACGCATCCATGCCAGAAGGCACCTACAGGGCCGATCCTGTGCAGTTGTGGCGTTTCTGGGAAGAAGATCAATACGAGGTATGGCCCACGCCGGCAAACGAGCAAATCCTTCGGTGGAGGTGCGTCAGGAACCTGAAGCCATTCCTTGCTCCGGAGGATAAGTGTGATGTCGATGCCACGCTGATCGTGCTATTTGCTGCTTCGGAGATACTGACAAAATTGAAGTCTCCGGAAGCTCAGTCAAAGACATCCTTGGCCCAAGCCCACTTTGCCAAGATTAAGTCGCAAATGCAGCGCACACAGACATTCGTGTTTGGTGGCACTGAAGCGCCAAACTCAAACATGGATTGGACGCTTCGCACTCGGCGAATCGGAGACACGCCCTATGTACCTGTTAATTGAGAATTTTAATTCTGGCTTGGACTCGCGCCGAATGGCGCTCACATCTCGGCCCGGAACCCTTCAGAGACTTGAGAATGCTCACATCACAAGGGGCGGCGAGATTGAGAAGCGAAAAGCGTTTGATGCGATAGCGTCCTTGCCGAATGGGACATTTGGCCTGCACTCGGCAAACGGGGCCTTGTGGGTGTTTGGATCGCAGGATGGCCTTGTTCCGAATGTGTATGGGACGCTTCCGCCGGACCCTGCCCCGGAGAGCTTCTACATCCCAAGGGTCAACTACATGAAGCTTGGAGTCGGGGTGTATTCTACGCTCAGGGCGTCTCCGTTTTGCATTGAGATGGGACCCACGACGATTAGGCCTGCCGCCGACATTGTTGGATACCCCACAGGCATGGCCGCATCCGCATTGGTTGTTGATATTCCGGAAACAGGGGAGTCGCCGACATCAGCCTACCAAGTCTTTCATGTAACATTTAACACAAGTGGAGGACCGCCAAATGGGCTTTACTATGTAAACAAAATCAGGGAAAACACTTCTGGAAAGTACAAGTTAATAATATATTCCAAAAAGCTAAACGATTCCACTGTTTTAGATTATCAATTTTCAATTTACAAAGGCTCAATATCTTGGACATCAAACCAATCTCCAAATTCTAGCACGGCAAAAACAACCGCAAGCTCATCTTCTTATGAGATAATAGTTAGAAGCACCTCAAAATTAAGCTACAACATTCAACCGTCTGCGTGCATTGATGCTTTTTGGGTCTATCCATCTCCAAAATCAATTGCAAACAACCCAAACGCAGCGGTTACGGCATGTTCTTTTTTGTGCCGTGGAGACGGATATATTGAATGTAACTTCCTGACCACACAATCCCCTAGCGGGACCGCATTAAATTTTTATATTGCATTTGAAAAGAGCGGAATAAATTCACTTTCTTATTTTAATGGAACAAATTTAAGGCAAATTGTTTCTGGGCAAATTTCATTTTACCCATCAAGTGTGTCGGATTGGTCAAAATACGCCACAGCAAGGTCTTGGGTTGCCTATGCGGCAGACCTATTGGCCACCAAAATAAATCTACAGACAAGCTCTAGCGGTCTTTCTGCGCTCTCTCAGGATGGAGTTATTTCGGTTAGCGGAGATGATGCGTTTTACCACCCAAATCCAAGCGTAACATCTGAGGCATGGATACTAACCTCAGAGGCAGATCCGCTGCCCATTTGGGGTAGCCAGCCCGGATTGTTTGTGTATTCGCTGAACAGCAAGTTTACAAGCACAACACAAATGACAGAGCTGCTTGCGGTGGATAATTTCAAAGGAAAAATATATGCAATTGCAAAATTTGAAGGCGGCGCAATTGCTCATTTTTACAATGGAAAAAGGGTCATCTCATGGGACGCAATAGCGTCATCAAGCGGAGATCCATCAAGCATTGCTGCTCTTTTTGCGCTGGAGATAGTAAAAGATGGAGAATATGAATCAACAAGTTTAGACAACAAAGTATTTATACAGTTTTTCAAAAAAAATACTGCTTATCCAGTTTTTGTTAATTCGATAAATGGAGGCAATTTTGAGCAATCAATTTTAATATCCACAATCGAAGCTGATATTGACTCCCCTCAATTAACAACAATTGAAATACTTGGAGACTACGAGCAGCTTGATGTTTTTTCTGTAACCGTGGGCAATCAGGCGTACACGGTTCAGGCCGGAGGGTCTGTTGTTGGAAGGTTTTGCAAGACCCACATGGACAAGATGTATAGCGCGTCTGGGTCGTTGCTGTACTTTTCAGAAACATCAACTAACGGCGGCCCGTCTGCGTTCACCAACGACACAAACAACGGCGCCGGGGTAATTAACCTCTCAAGTCAGGATTCAGGGTCATCTGAGCTGACCTCAATTGCCTTATATCAGGGAAGGCTGGCAATTTTCAGTAGGTCATGCGTTCAGGTTTGGACAATGAACGCGGATCCAAAGCTAAATGCGTTCTCTCAGATTCTTAATAATGTCGGAACCGCCGCTCCAAGGTCTGTTGTTTCCCTTGGAAACATCGACACATACTTCCTGAGCCAGCTTGGAGTGCGATCCCTGAAAGCAAGGGACGCTTCAAATGTTGCGATTGTGTCTGATGTGGGCAACCCAATTGACGACATGATACTGAGAGATCTGTCTCAGTTAAGTTCGTCAAAGAGGGAGGCTGCCGTTGGGATGATTGATCCTGTTGATGGCAGGTACTGGCTGTCTGTTGGGCCGAAGATATATGTGTACTCGTATTTTCCGTCCTCAAACATCAACGCTTGGAGCGTATACCTCCCGACGACCGGACCAAACAGGACTCCACTGGAGGTGTCCCACCTTTGCACGCTAAACGACAGGATTTACGCAAGGTCTGGCAACTTCATTTTTGCGTACGGCGGCTTGACTGGAGGCCGGTACGATGAAAGTGAGGTGAAGGTCCAGATGCCATACTTGGATGGCGGCAAGCCGGGGCACTTCAAGACGCTGGCAGCCGTCGATTCTGCTTGCGAAGGAGAGTGGGATGTCTGGTCAGGAGCCGACATCATGGCTCCTGATGTGTTTGACTATATTGGAAAAATCAAGAACAGCACATACTCAATGGGAAGGGTGTCCGCTGTTGGGATTGGCACTCATATTTGCATAAAAATGGAAAGCAAATATGACGGTTATGCCAGAATCGGAAACTTGGCGGTTCATTTTGAAATAAACGATGCAGGCTAATCAATCCGTGCAAATCAAAGACCTGAGCCTTTCGGACCTCTTGTATATTTGCAAGAGGCTGCGTCAATCAGACAGGGACGAGATTTTTTGCACCAAAGATGACGAAAGCCCAGAGAACTTGGCTTGCTCAATCTTTTCGGCAAGAGATTCTGGTGTGGCTTGGGTGGCGTGCGCTGGCCCTGCGTCGGTCCCGGTGTGTGCCTTTGGCGCGTATCGTCAGTATGGGGATGTGTGGTCGCTGTGGTTGATTGCAACTGACGACTGGAAAAGGGTGGCAAGGACAGTCACGAAATTTGGGCTCAGGTTTGTGATTCCGTACCTTGTGCAAAAGATGGGAATGAGTTTGGGGCACTGCTTGTCTCATTCCGAAAATCTGACCGCACACAAGTGGCTGCACTGCCTTGGGGGCTACCCAGAGGCTGTCTTGACAAACTGGGGCAAGAACGGGGAGGATTTCGTTAGATTTATCTGGGTTTGTAAATGATCGACTACGCAGAAAAGCCGGCAGAAATTGCAGAAAATCCCAACGCAAAAAGGACAATCGACATGATTGTCTGCGGAAATAGGGATGCCGGTGTGTTTCTGTGGCGCTTCTGGTGCTTCATGCACGCCTTTGATGATTTGGTTGACCGAGACAAACCTGTGTCGGCAGACGAGGCAATCAGGGAGCTTGTCCTGTTTCTTCAAGAGGTGTCGTTTAATCCGTTCTACAATCTGCACAAACAGAGCCTGTTTGGCTTTATTGCCATGGTAGCAAACAGGGCGATTGCCGGAGAGCTTTGGAAACACGGAACTCCGGAGCAGCAGGCAGCCTCTGCCGCTGTTAGGTGTGGAGATTTGGACCTTTATTCCCACATCGCGTTTTTGTGCGGTGGCTGGGATCACATGAGAAACCTCGATTCGGAAATCCGGGTCATAGATAAGGAGTAAAATATGTACGGAGGAGGAGGAGGAGACGGCGGTGCCGCAGAAGCACGCAGACAAGAGCAAGAGCGCCAAGCTCGCATTAGTCAGGGCATGGGCAACATTGATGCTGCCTTCAAGCCTTTTGACGAAAACTACTTTGGCGCAAAGTCAAAAGCGTACTCTGATTACTACTTGCCGCAGCTCAAGCAGCAGTACGACGACGCCCTTTCAGCGCTTCGTCTGCAACTAAGCTCCTCTGGCTTGGGTCAGTCATCGGCTGGCGCGTTTGGCTTGTCGAGGCTCGCCAAGGAATACGCAGACAGACAGGCAGACATTGCGGCAAAGGCCGGCGACTACTCTGGGCAGGCCCGGCAGCAGGTCCAAGACATGAGGAACGCCCTTGTTTCTCAGCTCAACGCCACAAGCGATGCCGGGGCGGCGGCTCAGGCAGCTCAGGCTCAGGCGGCCTCAAGCATGTCTCGGCCGAACTCTTTTGAGCCCCTTGGAATGGCCTTTTCTCAGCTTTCCAACCTTTACAAAAATGACACCGCTATGGCCAACGCAAGTGGTGGTCAGTACAGCGGACTCAACGCCACGCTGTTTGGGAACGGTCAAAACAGAAACCAAAAGTCCAGCTCAATGGTGAGGTCTTAATATGTGCGATCCGGTAAGCCTAACAATTGCAAGTGTTGCCCTGATTGGTTCCGGCACCGCCATGCAAATGCAAGGCGCGGAAAAGGCCAAGAAGGCTCAGGACAGCGCCAACTTGGCTGAGCTTCAGCGGCAGAAAGGGTACAGAGAGAAGTCTTTTGGACTGTTCGATCAGTCATTGGGCTACAATCAGGGGGATGCCCAGATTGCCAGAGAGGCAAAAGAGTCGTCTGACCTAAACTCCATATTCCAGCAGGCCGCAGACAATGTGTTCTCAAGTGCGTCCCCTTCTGGAACAAACCCAATGAGCGGAGTCTCCGAGGCCCCAAAAGCAATCGGAGACATCTACAAGAAAAGCATGAACGAGGCCCGTGGGAGCATACAGAACGCACTTACAGCAAGGGCTGCGCTTGGTGGGTTTTCAAAAATGCTCGGAAACACCAGCATCCAAAACCAACAAATATCGAACGCACAGAACCCGCTCGGTAACTTCATGCGCGGATCGGCTGGAATTTTGCCCATGGAGCTTCAGGCGGCATCGCACGCAGGCGACAAGCTGGCGAACATTGGCGCAGTGCTGTCGGCACTTGGCACGGTTGCCGGGCTTGGCGCAACAGGAATGGGCATGGGTGCCGGCGGTAGCGCTCCAATTGGAGATGGCTCTATGGCTGCAATGAATGGCGCTGGAGGCGGGCAAGGGTACATTCATCCGGCCGCGCTGTAGCAAAAAAGCAAAGTGCGTCTGCGCTGGCCGTTTATGGCGGCAAACAGAAAAACACAATATGCCATACCAAGGTGGAAACAGATTTGATCCGGCGACACTGATTAACGGCGCAACGGCGCTAATGCAGGGCATTTATGGCACTCCGGATCAGTTGCTTGAAAAGCGGAAGTTTGAACTTGCCCTTCAGGAGAAGGAGAGAAAGTCGGAAAACGCTCTCGCGCTTAGTGCTGCCTTCGAGGAGCCGCTGAAGCGATCCGGTAAATTCTACTCCGCAGAATCGCTTCCGCTTCCGCAGATGGCGCAAGCCGGAAACATTGGGAGCGCATCCCCTTTGATCCGGGCACTAAATGAGCCGCTGCTTGAAGAAGAAAGAATCAAGTCGTCTGCTCAAAATGCAAGGCTGTCCCTGTCTCCGTTTAACTCGGCACTCGCAGCGCACTTGGAGGCAGGCGGCGATCCGACGCAACTAAAGCCGTATGACGATGCGCGGGCATACGCCTCTACGCTTGCCTCTGAGGACAAGCAGAGAGAATTTGGCCTTGAAACAGACAAGGTTCGAGCGCAGCGCGGGATTTTTGATGTCAACGCATCCCCATATGCGGCGGCCCTGAGAATCCTGAATGATCCAAGCATTTCCCCAGAGGACAAACAGGCCCAGATCGACACAATTCTGAGGTTCCAAAAGGCCGCAGGAGCTGGAGCTGACCCAGAGCTGAAGGCAAAAGCCGACCTCAACAAGGAACGCCTTCGCTTAGAAACCGGCATCACCCCGCTGCCTGCCGGACAGACCAGCATTGCTCAGGCCGAGCAGGACATCAAAACCGGCGGCAGCATTGCTGAAATTATTGCCACAGCAAAAGCGAAGCAGGATTACTTGGATAGAGGCTCTGCTGCTGGGTCGCTCGAATACAACCTATCGCAGGCTGGGCTTGGACCAATGGAGCGCGCAAGGTTCAAGGGCGATGAGGACATCCGAATTGCTCAGGACAAGGCAAGATCAGACATTTTAGCCGCTCAGGAAACGGCCAAAGCCAAATCGCAGTACCCGGACATCAGCACGGCCACCGGCGCGAAGGTCCAAGCAATGCGTGATGCCGGCTACGGCAAGGATGCGATTGCGGCAGTGCTAATGGACGCCTTGACGCTTCCAAAGGACGCAACGCTTCTTGCGGCACCCGGAGACCCAAGGGTCGCTCAATTCAAGGACATGGCCGCTCCGCCAGAGGACAATTCCCCTCTTTGGAGAATCTCTCAAATTCAGCAAGGCATGAGCCCCGTGGACGCCATGAAGTCCATGAGCAAGGAGGAGCTTCTTGCTTACAAGCAGCAAGACCCGGATGCGCTCAAGGCGCTTTATGAGGCCGTGAAACCTCCGGCAGAGGGTTCCGTGATTAGGCGCGGAAACATACTATCGCAAGTTAAGTACAAGCCGGTCCCGGAGAAGGTGGACATTGAGCTTGGCAAGCTAAATGATTCACTTGCGCAGTTGAACAAGGCAATTGAGGCCACATCACAAAAGGGCAGCGAAAATGTGTTTAGCTTTAGGCGCGGCGTTCAGTCCAATCTGCCAATTATTGGGCAGTCGTACCTAGAGGGGGCGATTAAGCCTGAGGGCGTGAGGATGAGGGCTGATGTGTTTGACCCAATTGCCAGAGAAAAGCATGAAATATACGGGGCCGCGCTTACTGGCGGTGAAAGAATTGACGCCAAGGCATTTTTGCCAAGCGAGTACGATGATGCAAAGTCAGCAAGGGAGAAGCTCACGCAGCTCAGAGATAGAGTCGCGTCTGTGATTGAGTCGCGCCTGAACACATACACCCCGTCAAAAGGGTACAGTATGCCGGCGGAAGCAGAGCGAGCCGCTTCGCTGATCCAGCAGTTTACAGAGGAGCGCGCCAAGCAGTCCGCTAAAAAGAGAAAGGGCCAGAAATGAGTGTTTTAGATCACGAAAACTTCAAATTCATGGAGAGTCTGGTCAACTCTCCTGATGCAAGGCAGCAGCAGGCAGAATCGCCCGATCTTGGCGGAATCAAGACCGCATACGGGACCATTCAGGGCGGCGACGGGGACATTGGTGAGGGTTTTGCTGTGGCCAGACACCCCCGTCCGTTAGACAAAGCCCCGGATTCTGTTCGGCAGTCTGCAAAAATGATCCGGGCAATGGCCCCAAGTGCCGCAATTGCAGCCATGGGTGGCCTTGCTGGAGGCCTGCCATCTGGTGGCGTTGGGGTCCCCGCAGGGGTGGCCGGAGCGCTTGGAGCAAAGGCGATCTATGACATTGGCTCGCCGGTGATAAATGCGCTGCTTGGAAGTGATGCCCTGCCATCAAGCAACATTCTTACAGACAAGGCGCTTGATTATTTGGGTGTTCCGTATCCGGAAACTGCTGGCGAACAGTCGCTGTTCAACATCGGAAGAGCCGCAATTGACGCCATGGGTGGCGGGTTTGGGCTCGGGAGGACGCTCGCCAAGGGGCTTACTGCCGAACAGGTGGCAGCAAAAGGAGCTGCTGCCACAACTCCAGAAATGATTGGTGGAGCGATTCAGCACGGCGGGCCACTCATGGATGCCGCGCAAGGCGCGTCCGGGCAGGCGTTAATTGAGCTTATTGATCCAGAGGGCTCGCATCCCATTGCGGATGTTTTCTTGGGGCTTCTTGGTGGCGCTGCGCCGACTGTGGCGCGTGCAACGCCCAATTTCTTGGCCGGCACAAGAGAAATGACGCCTGCCCATCAGGACGCAATGCGCGCAGCAATGGCGGCAAGAGGCGCTTCTGCTCCAAATCCAGAAATCGCAAGAACACCGCAGCAGATTGAAAACTTTATTAGAGACGCCGAGGCGTCTGGATCGGTGTCTGCCGGGCTCAGGGCGGCGTTTCAGGGCAGGAATCCATTTGAGGCAATGGCCAACAGGGTTGCCGTTTCAAATGTTGAAAGAAACTTGCTTGAAGGCGCTCTAAATCCAAAACAAGCAATTCAGAACATCGACAACTCTATTGTGATGGGGTTGAACGAAAACATCCCCGGATTCAACTTGGGGTCCGTGGCTGCTGCAAACGACGAGGGTGTCGCTCAAGCCCTGTCCCCGGCCCTGTCTAATCCAAGGGTTGTTCAGCGTGGAAACTTGAATCAAGGGGCGTTGTCTCAGTTCTCATCCGACATAGCGGCCCCTGTCAATGAAGCCCCCGGAGCGTTTAACTCTGCCGCAGCGGCCAGAGAGAGTGCGTTTGTTGAGCCGGCCAGCAGAGCGCTGGCGAACACAGACGCAAACATTGCGCTGCAAGAGCAAATGATTCGTGACCTAGAGTTGCGACGGGCCATAGCAGAAACAGAGCTTGCAGACTCGCAGCGGCGTTTGGCTGAAAATGCGCCAGCAACCCAAAGGCAGGCCTCAAGCGAAGCTGGCGCTGCTGAGTATTGGAAAAAGTACGAACGCTTGCAGAAGCAAATGGAAGCGGGCAAAGACCCGTCGGAATTATCCAAACCCATCAGCGTTGAGCCGATTGCAAGCGGAGTTGCGCAGTCTAGGGATGTGTCTGCGACGGCGCTTCAGCCAACCAACCCGATCGTGGAAAACATCGAGCAGCAGCTTGCTCGATTTGGTGTAGAGCCCGGAGCGGCACCCGAAGGGCCGACAATGACAAAGACGGTGATTGCGGCGCAGCCGTCCGGGGCAGAGGGCGCACCCGTGCCGATGCCTGCGTCTGCCATGACGCCGGCCAGAGCTGCGCAAATTGAAGCCGGGATTGCGGCCATGCCTGAGCCAAAAGGGCCAGTGAAATACCTCGGGGGCAGCACGCCAGTCGAATCCACCACAAAAACTCCCGGCGGTCAGTTCATTAAGGTTCGGCGCAAAATCGTTGAGTTTGACGATGTGGCGCGCAGTGGCAATGAGGCACACCCCCCTGAGTATCAAAACAGAGACAGAGCGGAAATCGCCTCGCAAAACCAAGTAAACAACATCTTTTCCCAGTTCAACCCACCAGAGATTACAGGTTCTCACCCGTCTGCAACAATTGGCGCTCCGATTGTTGGGCCGGAGAAAAATGTGCTCGAAGGCGGGCATGGTCGAATGATGGTGCTTGAGCGAGTGCTCAAAGACCCTGCCAATTCCGCCAAAAGGGCCGCATACATCGACGAGCTGACGCGAGCCGGGCACGATGTGTCTGGGTTCAAAAATCCCGTTGAAGTTCAGGAGCGCGTGACGCCATTAACTCCTCCAGAGGTTGAGGCGTATGTTGCAGACATGAACCGGCCCGTGGTGGCACAGCTCTCCACTGGAGACATGGCAAGGGCAGACTCAAAGAAAATTCTTTCTGGTGCTGTTGCGTTACTTGATCCGTCAAAACCTTTGGATCACCCTGCAAACGCGGATTTTGTCCGGCAACTAAACTCTGGCCTTGGGGCCACTGAGCTGAACTCCTATATCAGCGCAGACGGCGGGGCAAACTCCACCCTAGTAAGGCGCTACCAGAACGGACTTAATCAGGCCGCCTATGGCGAGCGTACGCCTGTTCAAGGGCAGTTATCTTCGGCAGATTCCGTTCTGCGGGCGATGCGCGACGACTCTGACCCAATGATTAAGGGCATTGCATCTGCAATGGATGACGCATCCGGGCTTTTTGCAAAGCTCAGGATGATGACTGAAAGCGGTCAGCTTGATGTAAAATATGACCTTGGGCAAAAGGTGGCAGAGGCCGCCTCGTTTGTCCGAGAAGCAAAAAGAAGTGGCGTTCATCCGCTTGAGATGCTCAATCAAGCCGAGCTTCCAGCGTTTGGGGGGCCGGACGACACGGTTCGCTCTCTTGTAGAGCTTTTCTATAACGAAGGCAGCCAAAGGCAAGTTGGCACAAGGGCTCTCGCTGAAGCTCTTGAAGGGATGGCCTCGGATGCAGCCAAGCAAGTTCCGGATATTTTCAAGCCACCGGTACCTGTTGAAAAGCTGATCCAAGAGGCAAAACAGTTTATTAGCGCAAGGCAGGAGCCCGCCGCTGTCGCAAAAGTAGCCCCGCAAGCCCCTGTGGCTGCGTCTGAGGCTACGCAGACAGCTCAGGCCGCAGCCGAACCTGTTGCTGTTGGCCCAAAACGCAAAGGCAAAGGCAAAAAAGGACAGGCGAGCGTTTTGCCGGCCACAGAGGAGCCTCAGGCGATGCTGAAAGACACTGGCACAGCCGAGCCCGCTCCTGCTGCGCCAGAAACCCCACCGCCCACCCCTGTGGGGGCTGTGTCTGTGATGTCTGCGCCGGCAGAGGTGCTGACCGTAGAAAACGCCGCTGCTGTTCTGGATGATTTGAACGCAAAGATGCGTGCCGCCAGTCGGACTGGAGGAGTGGAGTACACCAACACCAAAAATGAGCTTCAGCCCATTATTGATGAGCTGACATTACAGCTTGAGTCTGAGGCCCCAAACCTGATGAAAGCAAAGCAGCTTTACGCAGCGGCTGCCCCTGACTTGATTCATGGTGTCACCTCAAAGATCCGCAAAGCCGGCCCCGGTGGAAGCCCAAGCGCTGTACAGCCCTCAAAAACGCTGGAGCTGTGGTTTAAGGGCGAGCCATCCAAAGAAAACGCGGCGCAGCTTGCCGCGATCATGGGAGACACGCCCGAGAATGTGGATGCCATTCGGCAGTTCTCAATTTCGTCTGTTGCGGCAGCAACAGGAGAGCAGGCCACTGGTCCAGCGATCCGAGGCTGGCTTGCAAAAAAGGCCCAGATATTTGAGCGCCCCGAGTTTGCTTCAATTGGAGAAGAGATTCGCAGGTACGCAAATCAGATCGACAATGCCTCAACGCAAATCAATCAGGCCGGCAGGGATATTGAGGCTGCTCGGCGAGATTTGATCGGCCTTGGGAAATCCAGAACAGAGGCAGAGTCAGCGCTGTCGTTTGCTCGCAAAACTGCATCCGAGGCCGGGTCGGCTAAAGTTGCGTCCGGAGACGCCGGTATCCGGCAAGTGCTTTCGGACCCGCTTGCGGCCCGTGAGGCCGTGTCTGCGGCAGACACACCGCAGGCAAGGGCAGACTTGGACAACAAGGTTCGAGACTACATTGATCGGTCCATGAAAAACACCGCTGTCAACGCAGACAGACCGGTAGCCTCTCCTGCTGTCGAAGCAGAGGACTTGAATGTCTCGATGGCAAAGAGCATCAGGGAGCTTACGGATGCAAAAACACCGGAAGGCAAGAGCAGGCGCGAGGCGCTTGAGATTCTAACAAGCCCAGAGCACATCCGTAGGCTCGACATGCTTGCCAGCGCTCTGGAGTCAGAGGCCAAGCAGACAAAGCTGACAAGGGGCGGCTCTCCGATGGGCTCAGACACTGCCCAAAAGACAGCAACCCAAAGAGCGGCTCAGGCAGCATCTCCGTTCTACCGCAGAATGACGCTGACTATCCTTAACGCCCTTTCTGACACCAATACAGCGCGTCAGTTCTTGGCAGATGTCCACCTGAATCCTCCGCTGCTAAAGGAAATCCTCAGGATGCACAAGGAAGCCGATGTTGCGGGACTCAATGGTATCGTGAAGGCATTTGCAAAGCGCACCGGTAGGGTTGCTGGATACCTTGGGCAACGCAATAGCGACTGGCGCAAGCGTCAGCAAGAAGCCGAGGATATGGGAGATGAGGGAGTTGACCAAACGCCGCAGACAGAATAAAAAAGACCATGCTCGTTCAGACAGTCTCCAGTATAGCCTTGGAAGATGTCGGCCTTCAGGAGTCGCCTCGCGGCAGCAATGAAGGCCCTGACTTGCAGAAGTTTTTTGAGGCAGACGACCTTGAGATTGATGGGGAGACCGACGGTTATCCTTGGTGCGCCGCTGCTGTTAGCTACTGGGTTCAGCAGTACCTTCGCCGAAACGACATCAAAGGCGTTTCGGAGCCAAGAATTGCTGGTGTTCGTTTCTTTGAGGGATGGGCAAAAAAGAACGGATTAACCGTCTCCCAGACCCCAAGAGACAATTCGATCGTGGTGTTTAAGTTCAGCCACATTGGAGTTGTGCGGCGCATCCGGTCCAATGGGGAAATTGTCTGCATTGAAGGAAATACAAACGACGGAGGTTCCCGTGAGGGTTTCGCTGTCTGTGAGAAAAACCGCAAACCAGAAGAGTGCAAACTCTTCATCTACCTGCCTCAATAATGCCATTTGCAACCGACTCATTTGAACGCCTCTTTGGGGCAACAGAGGGTGTGTCTGTGACGCCAAGCGACTCAGCAGACCTATCAATTGGATTTTCTCGCGGAATCTTGGTTGGAACGGCCGGCTCGCTCTCTGTCATCGGAACCAGCGGCGGCATTATCAATTTCCCAACCCTGATTGCAGGCGTGATTCACCCAATTTGCGCCACCAGAGTCAGGGCCACAGGAACAACCGCAACGGGAATTGTCGCTGTAAAATGATTGGCTTTGGAGTCAGTTTTGCCGGGTACACCACCAGCTCGGTTGGAAGCGGTGGGGCCGTGCCGATTGTGAACACCTACCTCAGGCCCGATGGTGTTTCGCAATATCTTCGTCCGGACGGGTCACTTTACTTGCGCCCATAAAATATGCCATCCGTAACCACATCGAACACAATTGATGCCTTCATGCAGTCCGCTGATGGCGCGGCAGCAAGGACAGCCCTTGGGCTTGGAACGGCAGCAACACTGAACGCGCCAGCAACAGGAAACGCAAGCACATCTCAGGCGGTCAAGGGGGATGACACTCGGCTCAGCGACTCTCGCACCCCAACGGCACACACGCACACGGCGTCAAATGTCACCGATTTTTCGGCGGCTGTAGATGCGCGAATCACGGCAGCAAGGGGGGTTGCAAATGGCGTCTGCCCGCTCGGCTCAGACAGCAAAGTTGCATCGGCGTATCTTCCCTCCTATGTAGATGATGTCCTTGAGTTTGCAAACCTTGCTGCTTTTCCAGCCACAGGCGAGACCGGCAAGATTTATGTGGCTTTAGACACAAACAAGACACATCGCTGGAGTGGATCGGCGTATGTAGAGATCAGCCCCAGTCCGGGCAGCACGGACTCGCTTACAGAAGGCACGGTTAATCTTTATTTCACAACCGCAAGAGCGCAGACAGCTCAGGTTCAGCCGGACTGGAACGCATCCAGTGGAAAAGGGCAAATTCTCAACAAACCGGCAATCCCTGCGGCGACAAAAGTTGAGGTCTTTGCGACAGTTGGCACCTTTTCTTGGACAAAACCCGAAAATCTAAAACAAATATGCGTTGAGATTGTTAGCGGAGGCAATGGCGGCGGTGCTGGAGGGAAGGGCGTGTCTGGGACTGCCGTTTATGGGGGGTCAGGAGGGGGCGCTGGCGGGTACAGTCGCACACTAATTGACGCGGCAGACCTTACAGAGGCGACTTATCAAGTGGTCGTCGGAGCTGGTGGCGCTGGCGGACAACCCGGCGTTGCTGGGCAAGGTGGAACCATTGGCGCTGGGTTTATTGGCGGAAGCTCATCGTTTGCGCCAAACTCGACGCCGACGCTATTTTTAGCGCGTGCCCAATCTGGTGGAACGCCGGGGCAACCTGGCGGAGCGTCTGTCCCCGCAACAGGTACTGGGGGTGCTCCAAACAGTAACGCTGGAGGGACGGCAAACATTTCAGGCACAGGCGGCGCTGGAAGTGGATCCGCAAATGCTCCGACTGGCGGTGGCGCTGGTGGCGGAACATCGACCACTCCTCAGGCGTTTAACGGCGGCAACGGCGCAACAAATCCATTTATCAACACATTCTCCGCCGGCGGCGGTGGATCGACTGTTGCCAACGGAGGATCTGCTACGCCAGCGACGACTCGAACGGCTCCCAGTTTAGTAATAAACGGATCTGGCGGTGGCGGTGGCGGCGCTTCAATAGCGGCTGGAGGATCCGGCGGAAATGGTGCCAACGGCAGCGGTTACGGCTCTGGCGGCGGCGGCGGCGGAGCTACAACCGGAAGCGGAAGTGGCGGAAACGGAGGAAATGGGGCGCAGGGAGTTGTTGTTATTACTAACTATTTCTAATTATGGATTTTCTGTTTCAAAAACTTGCCGAATCTATTGCAGCGCAAGGCCTTAGCATGATGCTTACCTGCGCTGCCGTGTGGTATCTTTACGGAAAAATCAAAGAATGTGAGAACGACAGAAAGGCTCTTTGGGAGCGTCTGTTTGAGTTCATGGAAAATAACGATCAAGCAAAATGAAAGTGCTCAAAACATATCTCCGGCAGCCATCTACATGGCTTGGTCTTGCAAAACTAGGGGCGGCGCTTGGGCTGTACTCCACGGGCGTTGGCGGGGCAGTGGGCAATGCTGTGATTGGTGTTTTTGGTTTGCTCGATGTGATCCGCAACGAGCGCACAGGACAACAGGAGTAACCCTATGGCAATCAAGCGACTCAAGCCAAAGTGGAATCAGACAGCCCCAACGAGCACGGCTGCGCCCCCTGCTAGTGCCGGGGAGATCGGGGAGTTCTTGATTAACCGAGAAACCGGCAGCGGCTACATCAAGAAAAACGACAACACTATGCAGGATGTTGGGCCTGTGAAGTCTGTCAATGGGGAGACTGGCGCAGTGGTAATTTCGTCTGACGATGTGTCAGCAGATGGGCTGGTTTTAACTTCCAGCTCCACAATTGGAATAGGGGGCCACAGCGTCAGAAATGGAAAAATCATAGTCATTGATTCCGCAACAGACATAAATGTAACAATTGCGGATGGAACCGGAGCCAATATGCCAGTTCAGTATGCGCAGATTCTGATTTGCCAAAAACAAGCAGGAAGAGCTGTTTTTTCTGGAGCTGGCGGGACAACGATTATTTCTCAAGGAGGGCTCTTGGCGTCTGGCGGGGCCGGGACCATGTGCTCTCTTGTTAAGTTGCAACTTGGAACTTTTATGCTTGGAGGAGCGTTGTCGTGATATTGGCAATTGCGGGAGCGTGTGGTGGCACTCCGCTCGTCCCCAGAATTATATCACAGCCAACCACCGTGTCGGCTGGTGTTGGACAAACGGCAACCATCTCAATTGTGGCCGTTGGGGTAAGCATTTCATACCAATGGTATAAATCAGGGGTGCTGCTGTCTGGAAAAACAAGCGCATCGCTTGTGGTTCAAAACGCTCAGGAATCAGATTCCGGCTCTTACACTTGTACTGTCTCAAACGCAAACGGATCGGTCACAAGCAACCCAATCACGCTGGCAATTTTGGCCGGAGCCCCGCAAATAACAGTTCAGCCGCAAGCTGCTTCAATTTACGAAAACCAGTCGGCGTCAATGTCTGTAACTGCGACGGCTCCACAAGGATACACTCTTGCTTATCAGTGGCAGTATTCCTTGGACGCTGGTGCAAGCTGGGCAAACTCCGGGCTTGCCACATCTGGCGGAATGAACAGCAGCAGCATACAGGTTACTTCTGTTGGTGTTGTGTATGATGGAATGTTGCTCAGGTGCAGAGTGACAGCGCAGGAGTCTGGAGTTTCCGTCACATCAAACTCCGCACAGGTGTCTGTGACTCCTGTGTTTGTGTCTCAGCCTCAAGACATTCAAAACACAATAGGCAATGCGGCATTTTCGTGCGAATTGGCTTTCTCTGCTCCATGCAAGCTTCAGCGCAGCGTTAACTTTGGCGCGTTTGCTGATGTGAATGAAAATTATGTCGGCATGACAAATGCCGGCTCGGCGGCAACAGCACAGACGGGGACTCAGATACAGCTTCAGGGAAACCCTCAGGAGCCGTACATCTATGAGTCGCGCTACCGGATCAAGGTGGACCTTGGGTCAAATGGGGTCACATACACATCGCCGGCAAATGTCAGCAAGCTGCTGCGCCCAAATTCAATATCAATCAAAACCCCCGCAAGAGCACAGGCCCCGGCGCAGCTTTTGCAGGCAATCCCAAGCACAGCGGGGCTTGTCTTTGCATGGCAGTACAGCGGCAACACCTACCCAGAAGAGACATTCACGCCGACAATTGCCGGCAATACACTTGGGCTGTCCTTGTCACTACAGCAAGCGCCGGAGGCCGGAACGGTGGACGCTACCAGTGTCACGGTTGCGCCGGCACTGGAAATCATCTCGCTCACCGTCCCGACCTCAAGAAAGCAGCTTCAGGCAGTGGCGTTGTCTGTATCCGTTGGGTCTGCCGATGCCCCTGAAAATCTTAGCTACTCATGGGGCTCAAGCACATACATGGGGCCCTTTGCGACAACAAAAGATGTGTCTGGCGTGGCCTATCACCCCGGCTACCAAAGCCCACTTGAGTCAGAGGCAGCCCCAGAGGGAGACGCTTGGTATCAAGATCAATCTGTAATTAGCTGCACTGTCACAGATACATTTGCCAACACGGCAACGGCATCCGTGCCCGCTGTTTCCGTATCGACCATCGAGCCTGTTGTTGCATCTGGCTACAAAACTGCAATTTACAGAATTCCGGGCTCCACTTGGACCCTTTTGGATTTTGAGTTTTCCGTATCAAGTAACAATTCCCCAACCGGAAGAAGGACAATTGGGGTTAGGGAAACGCTCAACACGGCAGACCCTGTTACATACCTACTTGCGGATGCGGGAGGGCAGTCGCGCAGTCAGGTGAACAACCCGGACTCTGTTTCGGTTAAATTTTTCAATGAATTTGGAGAAACCGCGCCAATCAATTTAACCGTAAATTGGGGAACAGCAGCAACTTCCGATGTAAGCGCGTTTTTGCCGACAACTGCAACGCCGTTTGTTCCGGTCAATATGTCAAACAGAGGAAGTCCTGATTTTGGAAACGGAACGGGCAGCAAGCCAGAGGCTTTTGCTTGGAGGATTTTGGAATCCGGGTCTGTAACCCAAAACGCACAATCAAGTCTGCCATCATCAAGCTCTGACCCTGTAAGCGGAAGCTACTACATATCCTTCTTGTCTCAAGGAACCTTTGAAGTAGAGCTTGTGGCAACAAATCCTTGGGGCTCGTACACATCAACACAAACAATAACAGTGTCTTAATATGTCGTTTGAAGTTCTTCCGGTTCCGTCCATTCCAAGGCAAATCCAGAAATACACAGGCCAGACAGCCCCGGCTGGCCTTGTAATTCTGGCAAAGCAGCAGCCGATCGCGGCAAGCCCAAAGGCGATTCTTGGCTCGGGGCTCCCGCCTGATAAAATTTCCCCCTATAGCGGCATTTACGGCCCCGACGGAAAACTTCCTTCTGCGCCGCCCCCCGGCATGACATTCATTGCAAAGGCTTAATATGTACGGATCTACGCCATTCAAGGTTGCGCTTGGCCCGATTGCGGATGCGGTCGCGCAAAAAACGGTTGAAAACAGCCCAAACACTTTTTCACAGGCTCAAGTGGCTGGATTTGGGCCGGCGCAACACGCCGAAAAAACACTGGAGCAGCGGGCGCAAGACAGGGAAGCGGCCTTTCAGCAGGAACTTAGGCAAAAGTATCCGCTTGCGTTTCAGGCCCAGAGTGCAATTGGCCCGGTGCAGTCGGCGTTCATGGATGTTGCGCAGAGGGGACCAAGAACAATTCGATAGCAACAAGTTACTCAATACAAGCAACTTAAAGCGCACCTCAAAAAAAGGTGCGCTTTTTTGTTGCGCTTCTTTGTGGGGCGTCATACTTTGTCGCCGCCATGAGCGAACCAAACATCGACATCAAGCGGCTCGTCAAGGCTATGGGCGGAAGAGCGCAGCTCTTCCGGAAGCTCAAAGCCAAAGGAGACGCCCTTTCACATCGAACAATCGACAACTGGGTTGATCGCGGAAGTATTCCGCTAAAGCGATTCATCTCACTTGCCGAAATAGCAAAAGCAGAGGGCTGGGAGCTAAAGCTCACTGACTTCATTGCTGCTCCCACAAAAAACAAAACCAAACCTACCACAAAGCCTACCACCAAATGACCCTTGAACCAACCACACCCGAAGAAGCAGCGCTTCGCATCTCCGACATCAAGGACGAGATCGAAACGCTTAAGGCCGAACAAAAGCTCCTTGAAGCTGTGCTCATCGACAGCAAGCTGTCTGAGTTTGAAAGCATCATGGCGGCAAAAGGCAAAACACATGGCAGCGTCAGCTTTGAGCTTCAGGACGGCACAAGCATCACGCTTGAGAAAAAGCAGACCGTATCTTGGGATCAGGACAAGCTCCAGAATGTCTATGAATGTCTGCCGCTTGAGACGGCAAGCAGGATCATTGAGCTGAAGATGTCTGTGCCGGAAAAGGTATACGCCGCAATCGCTGACCCGCAGCTCCTTGCTGACCTCAAGGCGGCCCGCACAACCAAGATTGGCGAAGTTACCGTCAAATTGAAGTAATATGCTCAAGTTTACAAAGGCAGACGACCGCCTCAAAAAGTCGAAGCAGAAAGTGACGCTGGTAATGTTTGGCCCCTCGGGGGTTGGCAAGACTACGCAGGCCCGCACGCTGGACGCAGGAAAGACCCTGTTCCTTGATTTGGAGGCTGGCACGCTGGCAATCAATGGCTGGCAGAAGGACAATGTACTTGATGTCCGTGAGGTCTCCAAGACACTGGGCTGTCACCCGTGGGAGCTTGCCCGTGCGGCCGCCCTGTATGTTGGTGGTCCGGACCCATCAGACGCATCAGGACCCTACTCCAAAGGTGTATACGATCAGGTTTGCAAGATGTTTGGCGACCCGGCAGAACTGGACCGGTATGACACAGTGTTCATTGACTCGATCACTGTTGCCGCCCGCAAGTGTCTGGAATGGGCGCAGACACAGCCGGAGGCCTTCAGCGAGCGCACCGGCAAGCCAGACATGAGAGGGGCGTACGGCCTGCTTGGCCGTGAGATGATCCGGTGGATAACCCACCTCCAGCACTGTCCGAAATCCATCGTCATGGTGGGCATCCTGAACAAAGATGAGGACGAGCTTCGCCGTGTCACTTATGCGCCTCAGGTGGAGGGCAACAAGTGCAAGGAGGAAATCCCCGGCATCTTTGATGAGGTTGTCACGCTGGCGAATCTCACCGCAGAAGATGGCACTGACTACAGGGCGTTTGTCTGTCACCAGCAGAACCCGTTCAAATTTCCGGCCAAAGATCGCTCAGGATGCCTCGAGCTGATCGAGGAACCAAACCTGCAAAAGCTCTTGGACAAGATTCGCTCCGGAAAGCGCATTGACTCCATTCAAACAACCATCCCAGCAGTAAAAACCGAAGAAACTAACCAACACTAAACTATGTCCTTCTTTTCACCAGAATCCTCCAACACTGGCAGCAGCCCGATCGAACTGATTCCAGCAGGAACGCTTGTAAAAGCTGTTCTTGTGGTTCGTGACATCAAGAACTCCAATAACACCGGCGCTCGGTACTTGGACATCGAGATGATTATTCAAGGCGGCCAGTACGATAATCGCCGCGTGTTTACTGTCATCTGTGACCCGTGGGATGATCGAACCAACGAGAAGGCCAAGGAGATGGCCATTGGCTCCATCACGCGCCTTATGGAGCAAACGGGAGTTTTCCGCGTCGGAGACACAGCCTCATACTCTGCGCTCGACCACAGCAACATTCAGGATGTTGCGGTAAAGCTTCAGGGCAAGATGGTTGGTTTCTCTGTTGGCATCCAGAAGGGCAAGGATGGCTACGCAGACAAGAACAGCGTGCGCGACTGGGCAAGCCCTAACCCGCAGAGCCACGGCTACAAGCTGTTCGAGGCAATTGCGGCCGGTCAAACAACTCTGTCCAAAACGCCAGCAGCGCCCGCAGCGTTTGGTGGCGGGGCAGCCGCACAGCCGGCACAGCCGCGCCCAGCCCAGCCAGCAGCACCGGCAACAGCAACGCCAGCTTGGTTGCAGCAGAAATAGCAGCCGATGGCACAAGTTGGCCCCGTCGTCTGATCGGCGGCGGGGCCTTTTTTCACTACCACAATGATCCTTAGGCCAAGACAAAAACTGTTTGTAGAAAACTGCCTTGAATCCCTAAACAGGGATAAGGCAACGCTGGGCGTTGCGCCGACCGGCGCAGGCAAAACCGTCATGCTTTCGGCGGCCGCCTCGAATTACAAACGCTCGCTTATTTTGCAGCACCGTGACGAACTGGTGACTCAAAACCGCAACACATTCATGCGGGTCAACCCGTCTGCGCGCGCAGACATCTTCACCGCAGAGCGCAAGGCATGGGGCAAGCACAGCACTTTTGCCATGGTGCAGACGCTGTGCCGGGAGGGCAATCTGTTGACGATGCCCACAGACCTTGACCTGTTGGTGATCGACGAGGCTCACCACAGCGCAGCCGAGTCGTACACACGAATCATTGATCGGTTTCAGGACCTAAACCCGGACGCCCACATTCTCGGACTAACAGCGACCCCGCAGCGCGGAGACCGCAAGGCACTGCTGTCTATTTTTCCGTCTGTAGCTGATGTGATTCAGCTCTCTGAGCTTGTGCAGGCCGGCTTTCTTGTGCGCCCGCGCTGCATGGTGATTGACCTTGGGATCGAGAAAGACCTCAAGGGCGTCCCTAAAAAAGCCAACGAGTTCGACATGAACGAGGTCGAGCGGATTATGAACCACTCTCCGCTGAATGAGCGAATTTACAAAGAGTGGAAGGCGGCCGCGCCTACACGGCAGACGGTTGTGTTTTGCAGCACAGTTGCGCACGCGGAATCAATGATGGAAGTGTTCATTGCCGGCGGGGAGTCATGCGTTCTTGTCCACGGCAAGATGTCTGAGGCCGAGCGCAGAAAGGCGCTGTCTGACTACGACAGGGGCAAGATTCAGGTGGTGTTTAATGTGGCTGTGCTTACCGAAGGGTGGGACTGCCAGCCAGTGAGCTGCGTTATTCTGGCGCGCCCGTGCAGCGGCAAGAGTGTGATGATGCAGATGATTGGCCGGGGGCTTCGCAAGCTCGATGTGGAGCGCTATCCCGGCAAAATCAAAAGCGACTGCATCATCATGGACTTTGGTTGCAGCCTCCGGACGCACGGAAACCTTGAGATCGAGGTCAACCTTGCCCCCGTAAAGCTAAACCCGGAGGACGGAAAGCCACCCGAAAAAACCTGCCCCGGTTGCGGAACCAAGGTCCCGGCGGCTATGTCTGAGTGTCCTGTCTGTCTGCATGAATTTGAGCGCAAGAAAGACGAGGGTGGGGTCCTTGAGGAGTTTGTGATGACAGAGATGGAGATGATTGAGGCGTCTCCGTTTAGGTGGGAGTCCTTGTTCGAGGGGCTCGTCTTGATCGCCAACGGTATGAAAGCTTGGGCAAGCGTTGTGTCGTTTTCCGGGATGTTTTACGCGCTTGGGGCCGAGGAGGGAAAGCCGGTCAGGAGGATCGACTACAGCCCAGACAAGGCCATGTGCATCGCCTCTGCTGACGACTTCTTGCGGCAGAACGGAGATACAACGATGTGCCGAAAAAGCCGGTCATGGTTGACGCTGCCGCCTACTCCAAAGCAAATGGAGCACCTTGCCGGCGATGTCTCCATGTTTGGCGTCAATCGCTACAGAGCTTCCTGTCTGCTGACATGGAGGTGGAATGAGGGAAAAATCAAATCAAGATTACTTGCTATCAAATGAAGCTGCAAAGATGTGCCCATGTTGAGGTTAAGAAAGATGTCAACGGAAGGCCAGAATACTACCGCTGTGAAAACCTCACAAAAATCAAGGGGGCCCTTAGGGATGGTCGCCCGGTATTTGTCTGCGCCGGCCATGTTTCCCTGTACCCGCCGCGTCCAAGGCCAACCAAAAACAACTAAAGAACGGCTCGATTGATGCCGACTACACCACATGAACTGCATTGTCTGTGAGCTATTGGTGCCGGAGCTTGAGTACAAGATAAACCGGCTTGAGCTGGAGAATCGCAAGCTAAGGGTTGCGTCCGATCCGCTAAACCCAAATCACCGCGACAAGTTTCTTGAGATGGAGAGAAGGGTTGCGGAGCTTGAGAGCACAAACAAAAGGCTCTTGGACTTGCTTGAAAAGAGCGAGCCGGCACCGGACATTTATGTGGACATCCAAAAGCGCAGCCTTTGGAAAAAAGAAAAAGCTCTTCTGAAGTCAGAACATTCAGGTTAATTTCGCGCCATGTGCATTGTTGAGTTTCTTCAGTTTCAGGCGCAGATGCGGGTCAATCACTGGATGACGCAATCATTTGCGGAACACAAGGCGTTTGGTGCCATATACGAGGCGCTTGACGGTCAGATTGACGACTTCATGGAAACCTACATTGGGATCTTTGGTCGTACCGACGAAAACAAATCATTCAAGCTGGACATTAAAGCGTACAGCGGAATGGGTGAGGTGAAATCCTGTATCACCAAGTTCGAGAAGTTCCTTGAGGAGCTTTCTGATGAGATCGGGAACGAAAAAGACCTCTTGAATATGCGCGATGGCATACTTGGAGAAGTGAGCCATCTGCGGTATCTGCTGACACTAAAATGAGGCAAGACGCCCCGCGCTCCATTGGGGAGCAGCTTAACAGACCAGACACAACTGGAGCGGCTGGTTTTAGGCAGGGGGTCGCAACGGGCTTGCGCCGGGCCCTTGAGAATTGGGAAGCGAAAAACGACCCAATATCACGGCGCTTCGGTCAGGAACCGCATGAGGATGCGAGCAAAAAGCCAAAAGCGCAGCCGTCTCGTTTGTCTTACAGACAAAAGCTAAAAACGCTTACAGACGAACAGCTTGCAGAGCTTAGGGCGCGCCAAAAGGCGTCAACCCAAAAGCGAAACGAAAAGATCATGGCCGAGAAGATTGCGGCCATGACACCAGAAGAGCTTGCAGTATTCCGCGAACGCTCCGAGCGGATGAAAAAGTTCCGAAAGGAGCTAAAGGAGCGGAAACAACAATCCGAAAACACACCATGACTACCACAGCCAAGGAAAAAGATTATGTTCGGCACTCAGTAAATTACGCCGAGCCAAACTGGAATCACGCCGCCTCAGGAATACGCTGCCGCGTAGATTGGGCCGGCGCATTTGTGTACGAGTTCAAGCGCTCGCACATTGGTCCCACACGGATCATCGCCTACAACATCGACCACGCAAGGGCTCACTTGGAAGAGCTTGAGCGCGAGGCTCAAGAAAAGTGGGAGAAGGAAAACGAGGGCGTCGAATCCGTTGAGGAATAAGTCATGTTCAAGCCAGAAAAAAGCTTCAACAACGAGGAGGCCGTGTGGGCAATTGGCGCGGCATTGCAGTCTGAGCGGGCAAAACAGCCTGCACGGGAATATCTGGGGGCGTCTCGCTGGGGACACCATTGCGAGCGGGCGCTTGGATATGAGTATCATAATGTGAGTCGAGACAATCCGACCGAGCCACAGTTCAAGCCGGAGATCCTCCGGATTTTTGACATGGGGCACGATGCAGAGGCACGCATGGCAGAGTACATGCGCATGGCCGGGTACATCATCCAAACGCACAAGCCAGACGGCGGACAGATTGGATTCAGCGCCTGCGACGGGAAGCTTGCCGGCCACTGTGATGGGGTCATCATAGACGGGCCAGACTTGGCGCTATCAGGAGCGGAGCTGCCGCTGGTCTGGGAGTGCAAGGCGCTTAACAACAAGAGCTGGAACGATACGGTTGCAAAAGGCGTCAAAGCGTCGAAGCCTTTGTACTACAGCCAGATGCAGACATATATTGCGTACCTTGATTTGAAAGGGTACTTCTTCACGGCCATTAACCGCGACAGCGGCGAAGTGTTTGTGGAAATTGGCGCGCCAGACATGCGCCAAGCACAGCAGGACTCAGACAAGGCGCTGCGCGTCATACAGAGCGGCAATCCCGAGGAGCTGCCGCGCTGCGCATCGGACGAAACAGACTGGCGCTGCCGGTTCTGCGATTACGCAAAGCGGTGCTGGGCAGTTGCCCCAACGACCGGCAGGATGAAGCTGAAGATAAAACCCAAGTGGATTGCCTAACATGACACAAACACAGACAGAGCCGATCTTTGATCCGGCTCAGCTTCGGCAGCATTTGGATTTCATTTTTCGCCCGGTGGATTTTCGGCCGGGCCAATTTGTTTGCCTCCGGGGCATAGGCGAGAAGGGCACGGACAAGGAGGGGAAGTTCCGCGAGGAGTTTTTCTTTCAGCCGGCTGTTGAGCCATACTGGCAGGAATCAGTGGCCGCTCATTGCGAGCGCTGGGGGAAACACAGTGTGGCTTCGTTCATCGTTCCGTGCGTGCTTAGGGAGCCTAAGGCAACGGCCGCCAATGCCAGCGTGTTCACGACGCTGGTGGCTGACTTGGACTCAGGCAATACATCCGATCGAATGAACTGGCTGGTGCAAAATCTGGGGATGCCAGAGCTGGTCATCGAGTCGGGCGGCACTACGGAGGACGGCACACCCAAGCGTCATGCTTGGTATCGCATCGAACCCACCTCAGACATTGAGGGCGTCATCAATGCGCGGCATGAGTTGGCTGAGTACATTGGGGCCGATTTGATGTTGGGCAGGGGCGTGGAGAGCAATCCACTTGGCCGCTCGCACCAGCCGATCAGGTTGGCAGGCACGGTTCACGGCAAGGATGGCGCGCCGAAGCAGTGTCGGATCGAGTGGGTCAAGCCGGGGTCGGACACTCAATGTCCAACCCACCTGTCTGTCTTGTCTGTGATCAAGTCTGCGGCACCGAGCCCGTGGAGGGCGGAAGCAAGGCCGGTTCAGAATGTGATTCAGGGATTGTTTGGTCCGGAGACGACAAACTTTGGGGATCAAAAGCCCGTAGAGCTTACGCGAGATGTCCACGCCGGCGGCAATGTCACCACGCGGTTCTCTGAGTTCAATCGCGTTGCCGGTCATTACATCCACTGTGCGCGCCGTGGGGAAATGAGCATTGTGGAGGCGTTTGAGGCACTCAATGGCTGGGTGTCGGCTCACATGATACCGCCTTGGCCGGCACACCGCGTGCAGGCCGAGTGGGATGCGCTTGTGCGACAGGACATCATCGCCAAGGGCTCCATGTCTGCGATAACACAGACAGCTCAGACAACGGCAATTTCCCATATGGGTTCCCAATCTGGGAACTTTCCGCCAAACCTTTTGCAGGAGTGGGCCGCGCATCGGTGGATCGTCGATCCGGTTCCGGAGCATGATGTCCTTGTGGACGGACTGGTGCTCAAGGGGGAGCCGCACTTGTTTGTTGGGGAAGGCGGCAGCGGAAAAACATTCTTGCTGGCAGATTTGGCGCTGAAGGTTGCGGCAATGGGGCTGGGGGACAAGTTTGAGTGGCTTGGGCAGAAGATTAAGGGCGGCGGCACCGCCGTGCTGATTTTGTGTGAGGATTCCAAGGTGGAGATGCACCGGCGCATCAAGCAGCTTGATAAAAGCGGCCTCATCAAGGCTGCCGGCGACAGGCTGATTGTGCTTCCGATGACGGTGCTTGGGGGCGCGTTTCCGCTGTCTGAGCGAGACTACAAGACGGGGGCCGCGATCACTTCACCAAAGTGGAGGCAGATGCTGGACATGATGAAGGCGCTTCCGGAGCCACCGGTGCTGGTGGCGATCGACACGCTGAACTCCGTGTCGCACGGGGACGAGAACTCGAACATTGTGATTCAGGAAATGATGAGGGAGGCCCATCGTGTCTGCGGCGAGCTTGGGGCCGCGCTGGTCATCAATCATCACATCCGCAAGTCCAATGAGCCGCTGCGGTCACTGGCGGACCTGCGAAATGCAATTCGGGGAGCTTCGGCAATTCCGTCTTTCTTCCGGATCAACTTTGGGATGTTCAGTGCCAGCGACTATGAGCGTCGGATGCGCGCCATGGGCATGACACCAAAGCGCGGGTCGCTGTGGAAGTTTGGCGTGGTGAAGGCAAACATCCATGGTCTGCTTGAAAGCGAGCGCACGCTGCTGCGGGATGGGATCGGGCTACTGCAAGATGTCACGGCCAAGGATCCATACGCTGTAGTGAACATTACCGAGCGGCTGGCATGGCTGGTGTTTGCGATCCGGTCTGCCGCGTCTGCGCTGCACCCGTATGGCTTGGGCGGCAAGAACGCTGCGAACGGGCTGTACAAACGCCGGGCCGAGCTGCCGCCGATTCTGCGCGGGGTCGGCTGGAAGGAGTTTGGGAACCTCATTGAGGAGGCACTCCAGCGCGGCCACATCGTCCCCTGCGCCGTGCGCGGGTCCAAGTCCAAGTCGTACCTTGATGTCACAGACGGAGAGCTTGCTTCAGACGAGTCTGGGGTGGTTATCTCTGCCGGGGCGTACTCTTCGATCCCGGATTGGGAGGAGTATTACTACGACGGGGACACCGGCGAGATTGTCAGCGCGGCCACAAAACACAAGTGGGAAGAGGGGTTCACGGGCGTCAAAATGGAGTCCACTGGGGCCGGCGAAAACGACGAAAACGACGGGCAACAGGACTTGTTTGGGGGCACAGACACACCTCAGACAGAGGTGGGTTTGCCGGGCGATCTGGCCGGCGAAGGCGACATTGATGACGACGGACTCACTCCGTTTTGATGGTACATCAGTTTTGACGCGCTAAAAACACAGCAAAAAGAAGTACAGTCCTCAAAGTGGCCTAAAAGGCTGTTTTGAGGACTGCTTGTTTACAGAGGGCGTGTCCCCAAAAATGCGTCAAATCAGCGCAACTACAGCAAAACACACCTCATTTGAGGACACGGGTGTTTTGCGCTTGTTTGAGGTGTTTGTCTGCAAAATGCCTCATTTTGAGCAAAAACAAGCTCCAAAAAGCGCCAGAGGACACGGAGGACAACAGAGTAAATTGCGCTAATGTGAGGCGTTTTGAAATGGCCCGTGTCCTCAAAAAATGAGGCACATCACTCTTGGAGGGGGTCGAGGACACGGGTTTTGTGGTCCTCAAATGCCCATTCTAGGCGGGTTTGCGAGCCAAAACGCCTCATGTGAGGACGCGGGGACATATATAGGGAAAAGGGAATAAATCCCCTTGTTCCCATGTCCTATTCTAGTCCATGTCCTAACCGCTATCGCTAGGCCATGGGAATAGGAGCAGGATAACCTAGTTCCTTTTTATATTGGGTCGGGTTGGGTCAGGAGAAAAGGCAGAGTCGAGCGAAACGCAAAAAGTTGTTGCAAAGTGAGGTGCAGCTTTATAGGGTGCTCCTTTATGAAGTATCCCATTGTTTCGTTCAAAGTGCATGGAACGCCAAGGCCACAGCCAAGGCCGAGGTTTGCCAACGGGCGCGTGGTGGCAGAGATCGACCCAAAGGTGAAGCAGTGGCAGGCCGCCGTGCGGCACGCGGCCATGATGGCCAAGGAAGGCTTGGGGATGGGTGTCGGCGGTCTACCCCTTGGAGTTGCCGTAGCGGGCACGCTAGGGGGCGGCAAAGCGCTGCGCGTGGATGTGACATTTTACTTTGGGACGCGGCACAAGGAGAGATGGGGGAAGCCGCACACTTTCCGTCCGGACAGGGACAATCTGGACAAGTTGATCTTGGATGAGATGACGAAGGTGCAGCTTATTGCCGGTGATGATTGTCGGGTATCCGCCGGCATGATCCGGAAACGCTGGTGCGATCTGAGTGGAAGCGGCGCGCTGGTGGAAGTGTGGGCGGACGACAGCGCAGACACGCCTGCGGAAGGCCTGAACTGGAGCGGGGCGCACGGGCAAACGCCTGCGTGGTTACAGGAATGATTGGAAAGCCAAACGAAATCAAAAAACCAAAAAGTTCATTTCAAATGCGCTACCGATTTTAATGAAAAAACCGGGCTTTTTAGCCATATGGCCCCCCACCGAAAACCGCCCCACGGGCGCGGGCGGGCGGGGGCGCGGGCGCGCCTCCGGGCGGGCGGGCGCGGGCGCGCTGCGTGCCTGCGGTCGTTATCGTGTCGGGGCGTTTTGGCCGGGCGGGCGGTCCGTCAGGCGTCCGGGGTGCGGTGTTGTCTGCGGTCGTCTGCGGAGGGTGGCCATTGGCGGGGCGGGGCGGTGCCTTCCGGGGGCCTGTCGTTGTCTGCGGGTGTCTGTGGTGCGGGCTGGGGGGTGCTCGGGCTTTTTGGGGGCCTTTTCGGGGCTCGGGAAAAAAGAAAACCCGCTCCCTGTGCGGGGAGCGGGTTGGGATGCTCTGGGTGGCTCTGGGCGGCTAGTCGAACCGGGGCGGCGGAACCTTGGGGAGGCGGTACCCGGGGCGAAGGTCGGCAAGTCCTCGGGCGACAAGGGCGGCCGCGACTGCCAGCAATACAAGCCAAGCCGGGAGGGCGTCGGGGTCGGTGCGTGCCGCGAGTGCGTCGGCCGCCATCAATGCTCCCCCGGTGGCCATGGCTGCGGCGGCTTTGGTTCCTCGGCGCTGCCAGAGTGGGCGGCGGGTGTTGGGTGCGGTGCGGGCGGGCTGCGGGGAGTCGGGTGCGGGTGTCATGGTGTGGGGGTGGTTAGTTGGGGCGGGTGAGAACATAGCGAACGATTTCCCGGGCTAGTTGGTGGGGCGTGGTTGCGACTAAAGCTCTGTCAAAGTGCGCTTTAAGGTTGGATTGCATGCGGGCGGCGTTGGTGGGGCTGGTGCACACTGCTCCGATGATGTCTTGCCCCCGGATGCGGCGGGGGAGTTTGTCATCGCCTAGCTCGCCGTCCGTGTAAACGACAACGGCGGAAGCGGCGGCCATGTCTGCGGCGGCTGCTCTCATACAGTTTGAAAGGCCTTCGGATCCAGAGCGGGCGGCTAGGTTGGCGAGTGCGTCCGGGCGGGTGTGGGCGGGGAGTTTGGCGGCCGTTCCGGCTTGGCTGAACCAAACATCCACCGAAAGCGCGCGGCTCCGGTTAAGCTCAAGCGCGGCCGCGACAAATGCGGCGGCGTGTCGTCGGAATGTGGTACTCATCGAACCGCTCATATCCACAATCAGACACAAGCGGCGCGGGCCTTTGTCGGGGGCGGACCGCCGAAAAGCGGCCTCGGCTCCAACGGCTACGCCGGGCGCGTGGATGCGGTGGCCGGCGGTGCCTGTCTGCGTTGGGCTCCATGCCGCGCGGCGGGCCATGGCGGCAAGCTCGGCCCCGGTCCTTTTGGCGTCCCCTAGTTCGGCCAGCGGGCAACTGGGGGAGCGGGCGAAGGCAAGG